TATTACATACTAATACTAGTTGACAATTTACATCAGTTGTATCTTTCGGACTTGAGAACTCTTGTCCAGATATAAACATATCCTTTTTACATTCTTGACGTTTCATTTATGGGCCTCCCAAGGCTTGTTCTTGTGCTTCTGGTGACAATTGCTCGAATTGAGCCAGTTCTTCGGGTGTTAAGTTGGATAAAATAGCTTCTTTGTCGCTTTCTGCCTTCTCTTGTCTAGCCTTTACCTTTCTAACCCACTCGGATCTATCACTCAACCATCCCTCTGGTAGACCTTCCAACCATTCTAAGAATGTAATTTGTCCTAGTTCTAACATCCTATCCAGCATTGCAACTTCTGATATCTCGGATAAGTAAGTTGATGGTCCAACATTGACAGTAGGAACCTTGTACATTCTTTTGAGAGAGTCGAAATCAAACTCACCCATAACATTTTTTCCGTCTTCATCTGTTTTGATAACAGGTCTTGTGCCATAAAGGCTGGAAATCATGTCATAGAATATGCGTGCTAGATCTTCTTTCCAGTTGGCCATGTTAAACTTAGGGTTTTCTAGTGGGATGCCACCTTGCTTAGTAACTGCAGCTATAGAAGTACCTGAAGCTAATTCGGGGTTGATGTTACCTCTTAAAGCATCACTCATACCCATTGAATCATCTAAAAACTCGTCTGATAATGTAATCATCGGTATAACTTGTGCCGACATACTGCCTGGTGCAATGTATGTTGCTGCGTCTTGTATACGTTGCCCTGGTCTTAAATCTAATCCTAATTGTGTTCCGACTCTGTTAGACTTTTTATTCATCATCGACTTATCATAAGCAAATATAGGGAATGATGTATCTATAGTATTCTTCATCGCCATAGCAAACCCGCGGTTAATAAAGATCTGTGCCGGTATAGCAGCTTGTACAAACGACATGCCGTGATAAGTGTTTCTCTGTAGTTCCCAGTTTCCTAGCGCTACAGGGTACAACTCAATACCTAAATCTATATCTTTGTAAATATATCCACCTTGAACACATTTAGAAGCGTGTACTCTTTTAACTTTCTTCTTTTTAACTTTAGGTTCACCTTCGTCGTCTATCAAAGGTTGTTCGTTCTCGTCAAGTTCCGGTTCTTCAATCTCTACACTTTTCTTAGTATAAGTAATTACATAAGTAGATTTACCAGAATCTTTACCATCATCACTTACAATGTCCTCTAATTCTATTTGACCGTATTTAGAAGCTTGCTGCTCTGTATCGTTATCTGATTGTATTTCGTCTTCATCCGATTGATTCTCGGCAACTTCTTTAGCTTCATCACGAAGGTTTTGTGTCATATCTCTACCAGCTACTTGTATAAATGTCTGTGATTGTACGTCTCTACTGTTAGGGTTGCTCATGTAAAAGTTATTAGGATCAACCAACTCGAAGTCTATCTCTCCATCTACTTCACTAAAAGCACCGTTAAACGGTTTCTTATCAGGATTGAATATCATGTGGCCTACATAGTCACCCGTTACAGCGCCGTCATATAATGCGTTCTTGGTTTCCCAATCAAGCTTAACTCTTTCTTCAAACAACTTCCACTCTTGGTTAACTATTTCATCCGAGTCGTCGTTTTCTTCTAATGTTACTGGTGATGCAAACGATACACCTGTTTTAGTAGCCATTATAGAAGCTACAGAGAATGTTATAGTTCTATTAATCTTATTAAACACTGGCTGTGGGTGGTCGTCGCTTAACCCTGCATTTCTCCAATGAAACCCATAGAAGAAGTCCCAGTTGCAATCTACTAAATCATAATAAGAAGGTTCTAATCTGTTGTTATAGTTAATACCTGCTTGATACCAATCCCATTCTTTAATATTTCCGTTACTCATTAGATTTTACTCCTCCCGTATGCCTTTGCAGGATTATAGTTCATCATGTTACTGAAATGATCTAGGAACACTTTCTCCTTCTCTATCTCTTCGTCTGTTCTTTCATCCACAATCTCGTGTGGTTTATCCACAATTTCTTTCTTTCTAAACTTATCAAACAGCAATGATGCGCAAACCGTTAATAAGATACCTATCAATAATCCTGTTAACATATTACCTCCTTAATAATAGTTGTTCCAGTTTCTCATACTATCAACATCCTCGTGTTCTTCTTCCTCTTCGTCTTCGTCTTCTATTTCACCATAATAATGTATTAACTGACTAATAGCTTGCGACATTTCATCTACAGAATCATCATGTGCACCATTAGGAAACGCATACCACTCTTGAAGCATAGGACCTACAAAGGATTTGTTTCTAGGTATGTACACGTTAGCCAACAAGAAAGGCAATACAGCTTGCACTCTTGATTCTTTACCACCTAGCGGGTTAACCGGCACTATTCCATGCAGTTCTTTTGCCAATACATTTATAATAGCAGATCCGTTGGCCTTGTCTTCAATGAATATCATCCCTATTCTAGGATACATTTGTTTAAAGTTCCTTATAGCTTGCAACGTCCCTAGGAAGTCCATGCGCTGGTTTAGTTCATCTACGATGTAGAAGTTATTATCAAGCTTACCCCATACACCTATAGCCACCTTGTCGCTCTTAGCGGTAGGTAATCTGTCTATGAACTGCGGTGTAGGATTATAATACTTTTCATCGGTAAACCATTCTCTTTTAATCATGTTACCTTCTAGCGCCGTTGGCCTACCTTGATACAATGCGTTGAAGTCTTCTGGATATCTCTTCCTTACTTCTATAAAGTCATAACCGTATCTTTCGGGCCATAGAGGTTCACCTGGTTGTCTGCCTAGTATGTCGTTCTCTTCTGCCTCTAAAGGTAAATTAATCACTTCCCAAGGTAACGGTTTTCCATACTCAGGGTTTAACAATCTACCACACAGATCATCTTCGTGCCATCTAGTCATAATTACAATAACAATAGGTGCTATCTCTAATCTAGTTGATAGACTCGATACCCATTCTTTCCATATCTTGTCTCGCTGCACTTGTGACCTTGCTTCTTCTGATGTTTTAATTGGGTCGTCTATTATAAGCAAGTGAGCACCTTTACCTGTAATACCGCCCAATATACCAGCTTTAATCATTTCGCTGCCATTGTCTAACGTCATTCTGTCTTGGTTGTCAGATAATACTTTAACATTGAATATATTGTGTTGATTGAACTTGCTACTGTTACTCTTTGCAAAGTCATGCGCCAAAGTTGAAGAGTACGCTGTCATTATAACCTTAAACTTAGGATACTTACCCATAACATAACTTGGTAGTGTTTCTGATATATGCATTGACTTGCCGTGTCTAGGTGGTACTGATAACATAATGTATTGTGACTTCACGGGTATGTCGCCGCTTATCATCTTGTCACGCTTCTGTATAGCTTTATCGATAGTATTAGATATCAGTTCACCGTGTTTGTTATAGAGGTAATCCTCGTGAGTGTACTTAATATATGAATAGTAATCAGATCTAGCTTCTTCTATCTCTTCCTCTTCTAACAGTTGTAATAGTTCTATTTCTTCTTTATCAGTTAACATTTAATCACTCCAGTGGATGCATCCGAACTTAGGTCCCGTTATGAAGTTGGCTTTGTAGTTTTCTGAATCATACAATTGTAATTTATCCTCAGCATCTTCAGCATCTTTAAATTCTATGTCCTTGCTAACATCTATAAACTTATCAGATGAACAGTAACCGTCTTTCCAGTATTTACATTTATCACATGTATTCATATTACCTCCAGGCGTTTCCGTACTGTGCGATTGGCATTTAACGTTGAAATCTAGCCATTCTTCTTTTTGTCTAAATAATACTGAATCTTCGCTTTTCTCTCTTCTGAGGTTAAAACTTCCTCGTTTATGTTGTGATTAACGTTATTTGAGTCAACTTTTGTCTTATCTGCATAATCAAATGTGTTTTTAATGTATAATTGAGCCATGTAAGTATTGTGTTGTAACGTTTCATCCTCTAACATATTACGGATCTTATTATAGGTGTCCGAGTAGTAGTTCTTTTGTTCGTAGAACGTGCCCCTTGTAATGTCTGCAAATACACAGAACCCAGCTATATTGGCGAATCTACTTTTGTCTGTACAGTAATCTATGTATTCTTTAAATTGTCTTATGAATGTTTCTTTATCTTTAAACGCTCTTTCGCTCACATCGTCCTCCCTTCGTATATAACTATTGTACCACGTTCATCTTTATATGACAAAAGAGAGGTATTATCCCCTCTGAGTTTAAAATTCAATTGTTCTATCTAGATTAACATAAGCCATAAGCTTGTCCGGCTGTTTATCCCACTTGTTCATACTCTTAACGTATCCAAACCCTTTGTATAACGACTTTACAAACACGATTATTGGGTTGTGCCCTTTCATAAAGCTTTGCGATTGTTTTATAAACCATACATAATATTTAATACTCTTCATACCGTTCATTCCCCCTCCACCTCGTCTAATACTTCCTTTAACTCGTTTCTAGCTGATTCTACAGTAGGTTCTTTTCTATTGCATCTTGCCCTAAAATTCACATTCCAATTGATAGTTGCTTGGTGATACGTTATTCTGCCTTTCTTAGTCATCAACATTAGTGGCACACTCCTGTAACATATTCTCGCACTTACATCTGAATATAACGCCTTCATTCATGTAATGTCCTTCATCCTCGCAGCTTATATGATCATTGTTTCTTATTAATTCGTAGTCGCCTTGATTAAACATTGTTTCATTCCCACACTTCATACAAGTTATCTTAAACATGTGTTAGTCCTCCCAACTGCTATATGACCAAAAGTCACCGCCGAACGAATTGTTTTTTATACGTTTTTCTTTCCACATTGCCCATTCCCACCATCTGGTTTCTTCGCCTATTGTTCTAGGAAACCATAAAAACTTAACTCTGTATCTTACACCAACGCGTCTTTCTAACTGCTTATCAGATATCTTTTTTTCCTTTATCCATCGCATCCTCTTCCTCCTATCTAATCCTTTAAGTGAATGTTACCAGTGACTTCTAGCTTGTCTTTATTGTCATGGAATATAGGCGTTAATATGTCGTCTCCTTCAAATTTAAAGCACCAACAACCTAGTTTATTACCCCACACTACATAAGCGCCAAAGTGACCGATATTATCATTCTCATATATCTCTACACCGTTCTTGTCTTTAAGTCCTGTTGACCGTTCTATAATAACTTCTCTGTCTAAAAGCATATATCTATTCTCTCTAATATGAGGGTCAAGCTTCAATATCCCATCACTACATATTTTGAAAAATACACCATCAGGCATTAACATCATTTTATCTTTTACATCCCACGCTCTTAATTTCATTCAATCCTCCTATTCTAGAAAGTTTGTGCTTCGCAGCAGAACTCCCCTTACATATATTATACCACATAACCCTTGCAATTGCTAGGTAACCCTTGCAATTGCTAGGTCTTAGGTATGCCCTTGTCCTTGTTTCTCTCGCTAAATTCGAAATCCCCTACAGGATTGTTAACCCATTTTTTCAACCTATCCATGTCGAACGGATAACTTCTGTTTGTTGCATCATCCTTTGCTACTGTTCTGTCACTGCCATTAGGGTTAAGTAGTTTCATTGGTTTGTCCTTTCTCTAAGTATTTTTCGCCTGTATAATAACCTTCTTTTTCTCCACATTCTGAAGCTATGCAAGCTACTAAGTTGTGTACGTTTCTGTTCTTCAAATCATCGAAATATATTAAATTGTTAGCTTCTATATATATCGTTTCAAGTTTTGATTCTAACTCTTCAATCCTACCCTCTAGCTTCTTAACAATACCGTTATTCATCTAGTCCTCCTCATAGCTTAATGGTGTAAGTTCTTTGTTCGTTAGTACATCCATAGATAACTTTGCGTTCTCAGAGAGTTGAGTGATTGCCATTAACCTTACCTTCTCAGCTGATTCTACTTTAGTCTCTAGGGCTGTGTTCTCTTTTAACAATCTTTTAATCTGTTTGGCTTGTCTTATGTTTTCTAGTTTAAGTTGTTTTAGATTCATTAGATCCTCCTAGTATCCTTTTATGTATTCTATATACTTGTTACTTATGGTTGCAATGTGTTTACAAAACCCTTCTGGTATCATGGAACGTATCATATTACCTTTTTTACCTTGTGTGGAACCTTCCGTCTTGCTGCCTCTAGGTGCTGAAACGTGGTGACAATCGGGGTTGTTATTAAAACACATCTTTTTAAACTCTGGTTTTGGATGGTTGGTCCATATATCCGTAGGTTTCATACTTGTATCGCCGTAGCTGCAGTAAGTGATTGTGTGCCTATTCATGACGCCTATCATTATAGGTTTGTATCTCATGCCACCTCGTGGGTTTTCGATAAAATACAACTTTGGTTTTAATTCTCTTATTAATAACAACGTTCTCATAAGTAGTTGATCGTACATTATAGCCTCTTCTGATTTTGCTATCAGCGTATGCGTTTCGCCTTTAGCTTTCTTAGTCTCTCCAAACCCTTCTACGTATGCTCTATGTGTAGATATGGCTGCTATTGAATCTGATGTACATACAGGACTCGCCCAAATCACATCAGGGGTTCTGCCACCTGTCATTTTTAACACTTTCTTTGCTGTAAGATCACCGACGCTTATGGTCCATTGTTTTAAGTTGTAAGGTGGTTTAGTAAAACTCTCATTCAGTTCCACGCTTATTATTAACCATTCATCTGAATTAAATTGTTTTTCTATACTTTGAGTGCCGGAATAAAGAACTAACAGGATTTTTTTATCTCTGAATAGTTTAAGTTGTTTTAGATTCATTAGGTCCTCCTATTCCGCATATAGTTTTCCTTTTATAAGTTCAGATTTTTCTTTGCACATGTTGAATATGTATTCAGGTGTTAAGTTTCTTTCGGATAATTTTATAATATCATCAAGTGCTGCTTTATAACCTTTGTTAAACTCTTTAGTCATCTTACCCTCCTATCCGTTGTATATATCCTATTAACCATTGCAATGTACCGTTGCAAAACCATATTGTTACTGGTATTCCTA